GTGTTGACAGATAAACTAATGGATAAAATACATCTCACCGCAGACCAAGTAAAAGAACAGCAACAAGAGTTAGAAGAAAGATGTTGGAGAAAAGAATCAATTGGTCATAGCGGCACTCTCGCACAAGAACTTTGGTATAATGATGAATGAAACTTGCTAAAATGATCCGTAGTACCTACTTTTAGTGGGTGTTGTGACACACTTTAGCAAGTAAAGTGAAAAAATACTATTTATTAGTATGAAACTTTTGTTATTAATACCTTTTCTTCTTGCCTCTTGTTCCTTTCCTCCTGAACCTGAAATCAAATTTGGAATTGTTTTGAGTCGTGATGATATACCAGACGTTATAGAAGACACAGCACCATTAAAATCAATGATTGTAAAACCATGGGATGGGTTGAAATATGATGTTATTATTAATCTACCAGATGCAATTAATGATTAATAAAGTGTCCAAAAAGGACTATAATGGAGCAGAATAATGTACATTAAAGGAAAAAATGAGTGACAAATTAAGCCCTGAAGAAATAATCGAAATAATGAAAAAAGAGTTTCCCATAGAACCAGATTATGTAGTAACTCATGGAACCGATGACGCAGGTGCTTATATTGATGTTAATACATACTTCGAGGAACTTGCCGTTGAAATTAGAAATATTATTCCCAATAGATTTCTGGGATGTAGAGTAACTATCTCTTTCTATGAGGGCAAGTGAACAAAAGGTTTACATTTGGCGCCAAGTGGGGTATAATTGTCTCATGAATCATGAAGGTTTAATGTGGATTATTTTGGTCACCAATACTATCTTCTTGTTTAGGGAGTTTGCTAGATCTATCTACCTCTCTAAACAACTAGAATTGGCGATAAACGAGATTGAAAGATTAAAGTCAATAATTGATTCAAACTAAATTTGATACTACTTATCAAGTTATTTTTTTAATAAAGGAGGTTTTTTAAAATGATTAAAGAAATTATTATTGTATTGGCAACAGTGGTGCTGTCAATGGTTGTCGTAGCCACACCAGGGTGCGATTCGGATTGTGAAGATGCCACAGCCGCAGTGGAAGCTGCTGATACCGCAGCGCTACCAGGAGATGTTACACCAACATTGGCTGGTGATACTACACCGACTGAAAATTAAATACTAGTATAGTAGAGCAGAGAATAAGGGGCAGAAATGCCCCTTATTTTTTTGCTGCTTCTTGCAAGAGAGAGGTGATCTTATCAAGCCTTTCAATGACCGTCAAACCGATGTATTCTTCTTTGTGAGCTTTAATTGATTGTTCTATAAAATACTTAAGGTTTTTATAAGTTGGCGATAATGAAAGGTTTGGAAAGCCGACAAAAGCAGAGTGGATCAAACCAATCAATTCGCCATTCCTGTTGAATACAGGAGAACCAGAGCTTCCACCAATAGCTGGAATAGAGTAAAGTGCTGCATAGCCCCTCTCTCCGCTGAAATAGCCAGCGAACACTGGTACAACATTTCTGCTAAAAATTCCCATCGGTGCAGCAACATTATAAGCCAGATCTCCGTGTACCGGTCCTTCTTCTGCTATTTCAATTTCTGGCAGATCAAGACCTAAAACCCAAACCAAACACACGTCGCTGTTAAGGTTCATTTCCAGAATTTTTACAGGATATCTTGACATGTCAAGGGTGAGAACTTCAAAAACTTGTTTCTCGATCGTAATATTAGAATATCGCCTAAGATAATCATCGCGACAGACGTGAGCGGCAGTAAGAACAAATGCGCCATTGGGGGCTTTACGAACAACGCTTCCAGAGGCAGAAGATCTGAATGCTCTGGTAATACACATTTTTTCTTTTACTGTCTTATTCCCTTTCTTGACGTCGATCATCTTACATCGCTTGAGGGTAACTTTCTTTTCGATCTTCACAAAGGAGCCAATTGGTACCGTTTCATTCGGCGTTTTAAGCTGATTACACGTTGCTCCACAAGAAATTAAAATAACTACCGCAAACGCGACTAACAACCCTTTTATGACCCTCTTCATTCCATTTGCACTCCTTATAACTATAATATAACTAGGGAGTTTTAGAAGGAAAGAACCTATTTAAATGTGAAGAAACAAAATTCAATAATTTCTTCTGGCGGGGAAAAACAATGATTAAATTATATATGGGTAAAATAGCTTTCGCAACTATTATAGCCTTCAATACAGCCGGCGGCAGCTTTGATCTTACTAAACAAGCAGAGGTTTATAATCCTTTTATGGTAGCGGAAAAAGACAAAAAAGAAGCTTTTGCTACAAAGACAATCGCGCCTTGTTTTGTATGGACACCAGATTTTCAGTCAGTCGACAACAAACCTATTAATAAAAAGATAAAATAAGCTTATAATTAATAATAGGTCGGAGGTCAGGATGGATCTTATTTCAAAAAAGATAGAAGAGATCAAAGAAAAAGAAAATCTTACAACAGCGGAAGTATTTACGAAATACCCTCATTTGGCTGAATTGCTTATGAGTGAAAAGCAACTAAAAGAGAGAAGACGCGTAGAAAAGCAACTCCTAAAAGGATAATGTTAATAAAGGCATTTAAAAATAGAATTAGATTTTATCGCTTTTTAGGTGCTTGCGGGAATATGTTGGGGTTGTCTATTATCTTGGCTTTATCTTTGTATGTCGCAATTCATTCAAAAAACACTAACATTAAATTGGAAAAGAAAGAATACCAGATAAAACAACTACAAAAAGAAAACGATCAATTACGCAAACTTAACAAAATAGGAGCAAGAATATGTCTGCCAACGAGTACAATAGAACCCAACTTGATAAAGAACTTTTATCAATAGAGCACATCACAGAGATGGTCAAATTATGGCAAGAAGAACACGGTCTTACAGCCGATGGTTACTTTGGACCAAATACAGCAAAGAGTTTCGAAGATGTTGTTCCATCTGATGGCTGGAGGACCGATTCAGGTAGAACTTGGGCTGAAAACAAATACGGCAAGTTCAGGTTCAAATCTCAATCCAATGGTCGAATCAAAATCAGTCCTAAATGGGTGAAAGAAAACATAGTCTATGTGACACTCCACACAGGAAAACGGATCCGACTTCACAAAGCAGTAGCAGAAGATTTTGTTGTCAGTTTCAAAAAGGCTTGTGACGCCTCTGGTTACACTCCTAAATCAGTCCAAACCTTCGTGACCAGACACACTCTCTGGAACACAAAGAAGTCGCTCTCGTGCCATTCTTGGGGCATTGCTATTGACTTTGATCCTCCAAAGAACCCAATGGGCGGAAGGATTAAATCAACGGGCAAACCGTCAATGCTCCGTCAACACATAGAATTCGTTGACACTCTCGAAGCCGATGGTTGGACTTGGGGCGGCAGATGGCGAATGAAAGACGATATGCATTTTGAAAAGAGATAGCATATTACCTATTATTCCTACTATTTACTGTTATGAAACTCCTAATAGAAAACTGGAATAGATTTCTAAACGAAGGAATGTCTTCTTACGATTTCGTAGTCAATAAAATATTAAATTATTTAAAAGACCGCGCTGGTGATGATTATTTCTGGCGTGTGGTCGAACTTATTGATTACCGACGACGCATGGGCTATCGATCTGAATCGCTTGTATTGTATAAATATCGCAATGCAAAAAGATACCAAAAAGCAGCCAGGGAGATAGAGGAGAGATTATATAAAATCCTTGAAGGCCGCAAAGTAAAATTAAAAATGAATCATCCTGATCTAGATTGGGTACAAGAACAAGATGGCATCACGGGCACAATTGAAAAGATAGAGATCTCCAGTGGCTACTATCATCCAGTAATAATTATTGATTGGGATTTTAGAGAAGAATGGGATGATTCTTTCTCCCCAAGAATGAATTTTTTATATCCTCTACAAAGAGTTAAGAATTTCTATGAATACGAATTTATTGGATCCGGACAATACGAAATAATACTAGAAGAGCCAGTAACACTTGGGGAAGTTGAGGAATTACTATTATGAAACTCCTAATAGAAAGCTTTCGCAAATACTTAACTGAAGATAAAACTAAAACTTATTATTGGCAAACCAAAGGAAAATGGACTGGTGAGCCGATTGTTTTCGGTGAAACTCACGTTCCAAAAGCCAACCCTCGTAACGCAGCCATAGAAGAGATCTTCGAAGAAGAAAGACCTGATGGATATCCTTCTCGACTTAACTGTGTGTTTTTATGTGAAAATCTTGAAGGTTTCGCAGGAGGCAGTTTTTGCAGCCCCAGAGAATCAGACGAAACATACGAAGTAAAACTTCAAGGCGATTATCAAATCATAAAAACAAATTCAGAACTTTGGACAGAAGCTGTAATGAGACATGGCTGGTCAGCAGGGGAAGGTAAAGAGCTAAGTGAAAGAGATAAAGCAGGAATAAGAAGTTACGCCAAAGGATACTGGAAAGGTGACGACAAACCAACATTTGGAGAAATTATAATCAGCCCACCGTCAGCAGCAATAATAGTTGGAAGGCACGGAGAAGCGAGTGCTGACGACTTGATAGGAGCCCCACTTGTAGCAGAAACAATAAAAGAATATTATGAGTATGATCCAGATAAGCCAAACTGTAGCACCTTTTCGAAAATTTATGGAGCGCCAGAAGATTTACAAAAGTGTATTGATGAAGATTTAGAGAAAGTCGACGATTACTTCTTATTGCTCTTCATTGACGATTATAATAAAGCACCTGATCTTTTCAAGCCGGTTCAAGCTAAATCTATTAAATATTGGGCTGGTCTTATGGGTTATGAAGAAAACGATCAGGGCAAACTCAAACGAGCTAACACCCCAACTATCAGTGATGATCAAAGAAAAGTTTTGATCAATCCAATTTTGTCTCGTTATAGGCGATACACTGATAGTCAAGCAGATAAGGATGATGAAAATCTCAGAAAACTAGCAGGTTTATAATGAGGTTCAAGAGAAAACTCCTCAACAAAAGGATAAGAATTCTCAGAGCACAAATCATTCAATCTACACTCTTTTTCGCTGATCATTTAGTCGACACAGCAATAACTTTAGTTGACAAAGTTTCCCTTTATGCTTATAATAGATACATGAGAGTTCAAATTGGACAAATGATAGAATGGACCTACAATCCAAAAATGGATCCGCTATTGGGGATCGTGACAGGGCACTCTGAAAGGGGTTACATTGTTCACTGGAACTTGGGACACAAGACAAAAAAGTCAGTGATCTCTATTTACGAGATGAGCGAAGCCCTTATGGCGGGCAACTATAAATTAGTTCTTGACAAACAGGATTAAACTTGTTATGATACTCACACCAGCAAGGAAAAAATGAAATACTCACTATTGATAAAGGACGATTGTAAAGTATGTACGAAAGCGGTTAAGTTTTTAGTAACGAACCGCATAGAACATACTCTACTTACTAGGTTTATGCCAGACGGCACAGATTTAGAAGCCCCTATTCTAATTCAGCACCACGATGAAAAAAGTATTGTTGTCGGTGGGTATGAAGAAATAATTGAACATTTTAAAAAGGAGAAGTAAATGTTTGGAAAAAATGAAGAAGATACGAAAGCAAAACATATTGGTGACTTTGCCAAGTCTTTCGTTGCCGTAGAAGAATGTATTCGACCCTACAAAGAGCAACTTAAAGATCTGAAGCAGAACTATGTTTCCAATGGCTGGCTTTCAAAACAGGACATCAGTATGACGATTCGTGCTCTACGAATGATGAAAAATGATGTTGATATTGAACAACTTGGCGACTTTATCGAAAGAGTTTCAGAGGCACTGAGTGAGGAGAAGTAAAATGATTGTAACAACACTACAATATGCTAGCTTTTTTGCAGCTGGTGTGATCACGGTGATCATATCAGACAAATTAGCAGAGAGATACTACGAGAAAAAATACAAAGAAAACTTTATCACCAAGGAGAAGTAAATGGAAGCCATGATTGCAGGTTATTTGTACCTGTCGACTGGATTAATCGCTTTTATAGTAGGCGATTATCTAGCCAAAAAGTATTATTACAAGAAATACAATCTTGAAGAAAGAATAGTAATTAAGGAGCAATAATGTTTAGTCCGCTTAATCGGCACATTCTGGTTCAACTACCTGAACCGGAAGTCAAAGTAGATCCTATTTTTGTTAGACCAAGTGATTATACAAATCCGCCTCCCAAATACACAGTTGTCACTGTGTTAAGTACGGCAGAAGATTGTAAATTAAATCTGAAGACCAAGGACCAAATAGTTGTTGAGACATCAATGTTACAGGAAGTTGATGTTGATGAAGAAAAACATACATTAATTTTAGAAAACTACGTTTATGGCAAAAAGGACCGGTAATGGTAACCAAAAGAATTGAACTTTACGGAGATAAAATTGGGGCAGTTGAATATATTGAGCATCTTGGGGACGATCGCACCATAGTTAATAGTGCAAGAGTTTCATTTGGAGTAGAAAAAGATGAACTTGATAGTCGTGATCATAAACTTATTAGATATCTTATTAAACATCGCCATACCAGTGTGTTTGAACATTGTGCCGGAACTTTTCGTTTCACTGTTCCCCTCTTTGTCAGGTCTCAACATCACCGACATCGTACTTGGTCTTATAACGAAATTTCTCGTAGATATACTGATGTAAACATAAAGTTCTATGAACCTAATAAGTTTAGAACTCAACATAAGAGCAATAGGCAGGCAAGTAATGAAAATGACTTAGCTAATCCTATTGTATCGTGTCCAATCACAAATGGTATTATGAGAGCCGACGAAGTTGTTCAGCGTCATCACGAAGATAGCTTGAGGCTTTACGAAAACCTAATGAAAGCTGGTGTTTGTAGAGAACAAGCAAGGGGGGTACTCCCTCAAAATCTTTATACTGAATACTATGGGACAGTAAACCTTTCCAATCTAATGAAATTCATTGATCTTCGCACACACGAAGGAGCCCAGTGGGAAATCCAGAAAGTTGGTGAAGCATTGTTGGAAATGGCTTCTGAACTTTGGCCCGTCGCTGTGGAAGCATTTAGAGAGAATAAATGAAAGTCGGTGATTTAGTTATAGGAAAGGTAGAACCAAATAACTCTTTAGCGAGAAAAGCCCACCTATACAATCCAGCCATAGTGATTGAGATCTTTACCCAACAGATTAGTTCTATTGTGGCTCCGCGACAATGGGCTAGACTTTTTCACGGAACAGGGAACATAAGAATTTCATCCCTTCCAATCGATACATTAGAGGTGCTAAGTGATTAATGCTATTACAGCAGCAACATTATGTCTTGCGATGCAGACGTCTGGAATGCCGCGAGCAAACTATGCCTGCAAACACGCTAAACAGATTGTCAAAGTTACAAAGAAACACAAGATCAATCCAGCTGTCTTTGTTGCTCTTATAAGTGTGGAAAGTAACTGGCGACCTCACGTTGTAAGTAAGGACAATGCTTGTGGATTGACACAGGTGCTGCCACAATACAGCAGGTACACTTGCGATCAACTCAAAAAACCAAAGACTGCTATAAAAGAAGGTGGCTCTAAACTCAAGTACTGGCTGCATCGTTACGGCAAATCAAACTATCTAATTGGTTTGTGCGGCTACAATAAAGGTCATCGCTGCCACACTAAAAAGCCAAATAAGCGAGGGATGCGTTACGCCAGAAAAGTTCTCAAACTCGCACTGTCAGTTTATCGACAATTCCCAGGAGTAGAAAGTGAAAAGGCATCTTTTCCACTACGATGAAGTAGTTGTTGGGAGCAATCTAGCGTCAATTCTTTATGCTTATATCTATGAACTACCGCTAATCTTCAAAGAAGTAAATCCACCAAAACCTTATGATTATTTAGACAAAGATTTCCCATTGGATAATCTTTACATCGTCAACGAACAAACAGAAATCAAAACTCCAACTGGAATAATCACAAAGGGAATGGCAAAAGAAGTAATCTACGGCAGATTGATTTATGCGTTGTCTTTATCTGGATTGGTTCCAGCATCAGACAAAGTTGGCAAGATAAGATTGCTTGAGGATAATAAAGTAAAAGTAGCAACCGAACGAGCAAGAATGTTTCAGTTTACTTACAACACCTTACGAGTGTTCAGTCCAGAACTTATTTCAGGCATTCGGCTCAAAGAGAAGAAGAAAGGGAATAACATTATCTATGATCATTTTAGTTATAAAACGAAACCACACGAATATGATTGGATAATGAACAATGAAAGGTTTGTGGAAAAGATAGTTTTCTTAAGTGACAGTGAACTTGTGGCAATCTCAAAACTGTCATTAGAGGAACTACACGACTTTGATTACTCTGTAGTTCCGCTGCGTTATAAGATTAATGAGATTCTTAAGAAGAATAAGATCCGCCGCAGAACGACCCAAAAAGAGATTATACTTGACTTTATTAAGAGAGACGTGTATAATGTTGATCATAACGAGTACACTGCGCCCGAAGGTGTGATCATAGATACAAGGACGGAGAAAGAAATATGTCAATTGCATCAGAAGCAGACTTCAACCTTGTTGGCTGCATATCCATGGAGATTAATCCATCAATTTTCGGATTCCAATGGCATGATTCGTTGATGCCCGTTGGACCAAACTATACAGCAATAGAAAGAGCAGCATTTGAGTGCGCCTGTGCCGGTTGTGAGAGCATTTGGATCACAGTAAATGATGATTGGGCACCATTAATCAAACAAAGGCTTGGCAGTTACATTTATGATCCAGTTTATTATACTAGATTTCACGATCCAGAACCATCATCCAGCAAGAAGTATATACCGATCTTTTATGTCCCGCATTTGGCAAAGTATCGAGGTAGAAGAGATAATATGTCTTGGGGAATAATGAACGCGGCTATCTACGCAAGGAAGGTTACAAAGGTGTTATCACACTTGGCATATCCAGATAGATACTATGCTGCTTTCCCTTACAGCGTTACAAACCCAAGAGAACTTGTTAAGGTCAGAGGAAAAATCTCTTCAATAAAGCCGTTCTTTACAACTTACAACGGTAAAACAGTGAAGGACGGAGAACGATTAGGTTTTACTTTTGACTGGGAAGATTTGCGAGCCATTAATCGTCTAATGGTTTCAGATGGAACATTGGAACACAAAGCGTTAGGCGATTTTGTGAAAGATTCAAATGATTGGAAACAGAGACGAGTGATCGAAGAACAGTACAGCGCAAGATTTTTTCCAATAGAGAAGGTTTTTGAACCTATGAGTTTAGACGGTGCCAACTATCACGAGTGGAAATGGCACCACGATATTAACAGTTGGGAAGGGTATAAAAACTTTATGGGTTCAGACGATGAAGTTATAAGACCACAACCACTAGACAAGGCGGATATTTTACATCCGATAGGAGTAGATGATGATGAGTGAAAGAGCGTATAACGATTTGAATCCACTAGTTAAAGAGCATTGCGGGCTTCCAAGTTATTGGCATGGCTTAAGTGTTGATCTTCAAGACTTTCTCCAACGTTTCGTAATTACCAAAAGTTCCAAGGAGGAGAAAAGGGTGAAAGATGTTTTTGCGGAAAAGCTTCAATACATGATTGAGGAATTTCAAGATCAACTTGAAGAAACGGAAGAAGAAAAAGTTAGAGAAGTGGCAGAAGATTTTGCAGACAATTTAGAAATTCTACTCGACGAGTGGACAGAAAAACAATAAGGAACATAATGACTACCAGAAAAGAACAAACTATTCCCTTCGTAAATTTACACGGACACACCACATTCAGCATATTTGATGGGATGGGATATCCCAAAGATCACATGGACTTCGCCTACGAGAATGGCTCTGACGCTCTTGCCTTTACAGACCACGGCAATATGAATGCTCTTTCCTATCAGATCCTTCATGCCAAAAAGATGGAAGCCGAAGGAAAAAAATTCAAGCCAATTTTCGGGATTGAAGCGTATTTCATTGACGATATCGATAAATGGAAAAAAGAATACGAAGAGAGTACAGAAAAGAAAAAGAAGAAAGACTTTGGACTTTCATTTGAAGACGAAGCAGAATCAAAGCGTGAAACAAGGAATCTGCTCAACCGTAGAGCACATTTGGTTCTTCTGGCACAAAACCAAAAAGGACTTGAAAATCTGTTTGAATTGGTTTCTAAATCTTATGAACGAGAGAACTTTTATCGCTATCCTCGCATGGATTACAAGATGTTGGAGGAACATAATGAAGGTGTTATTTGCTCGTCAGCGTGTCTATCTGGTCCTCTAAGCAAAGATTATTGGAATAACAGGGAGTTAGGTGCCGAAGCAGTAAAAGCCGCTATGAGAGCAACCTGCACCCGTTTCAAGGGGATCTTTGGTGATCGCTTTTACGGTGAACTTCAATGGAATGGAATTCCTGAACAACATGACGTGAATAGTTATGTTGTAGATGTTTGCGAGGAACTGGGGATTGAACTGGTTTCAACGGCAGATTCTCATTATCCTAGACCAGAGTTGTTCAAGGATCGTGAACTTTATAAACAAATCGGTTGGCTTGGCAAAACCAAACCAGATTACATGAATTCAAAATTGCCAGACAACAGAGAGGATTTAAAATATGAATTATACCCAAAAAACGGTGACGAAATGTATGCAGCATTTCTCAAGTACAGCACTGATTGCGGCAGGAGCTACGATAATGATCTCGTCCGCAATAGTATTATTCGCACCCACGATATCGCACATAATAAAATCGAAGATTTCTACCCAGATAGCAAAGTCCAACTCCCAAGTTGGGTCATGGGCAAAGAATCTGATGTAGAAACTCTTCGTAGTTTTTGTTTTGAGGGGTTGAAGAATAAAAACCTCGATAATGAAGAGTACAACGAGAGATTAGAAAAAGAACTGGAAGTTATTGAGAAGAGAGGGTTTGCCAAGTATTTCCTAACAATGAAAGCTATTTCAGATAAAGCACAAGAAGTTCAGTTGGTTGGACCGGGAAGAGGTTCAGCCGCTGGTTCTCTTATCTCCTATGTCCTGGAAATCACACAAATTGATCCAATCAAACACGGACTACTGTTTGAGAGATTTCTCACAAGAGAAGGCTCAGGTTATCCGGACATTGATTATGACGTTGCTGATCCGATGGCGTTGAAGGATCTTTTTATAGAGGAGTGGGGAAAGAAGAATGTTGTTCCAATCTCTAACTTTAATACATTACAGTTTCGTTCTTTGATCAAAGATGTCAGTAAGTTTTACGACATTCCATTTATGGAAGTCAATAACATAACTAACAAAATGATGGACGAAGCAACCCCACTTGCTAAACAGAAGCATAACATTAAGGCGGGAGTTTATACACCGACATTTGATGAATTGTGTGAGTTCAGTCATAGTTTGAAAGGATTTTTCAATAAATACCCGCAGATCAAAGATCACGTTATTAATCTTATTGGACAAGTACGCTCTATTTCCAGACACGCCGGCGGCGTTCTTATCGCTGATGATTTGAACAAGAAGATGCCGCTGATCAACAGCGGCGGGGTCGTTCAAACGCCTTGGACAGAAGGGCAGAACGTTAGACACTTGGAACCATTTGGTTTTATTAAGTTTGATATTCTTGGGCTGGCTTCTTTGCGAATGATCGAGGGAGCAGTACGACACATTCTTGTTAGACACGAAGGAATTGCAGAACCAACATTTGAAGACGTCAGACAATTTTACGATAAGCATCTTCATCCGGATGTAATGAATCTTGATGACGCCAAGATCTATAGAAACATTTTCCAAAAGGGCAAGTGGGCTGGGATCTTTCAGTTTACCAACCACGGAGCACAAACATTTTGTAAGGAAGCAAAACCTAAAAACCTTATTGATTTGAGTGCTATTACTTCAATCTTTCGCCCGGGACCTTTGAGTGCCAATGTTCATAACATGTATGTTGCAGCAAAGAACAACCCAAGAGGTATCAAATACCTAACGAAAGAAGTCAAAGAAATCACAAAGAGCACTTATGGTTTCTTGATTTTCCAAGAGCAGATTGCTTTGTTGGCTCACAGACTTGGCAAAGATCTCTCTCTGGACGAAGGCAATATGCTTCGCAAAGTTCTTACGAAGAAAGGCACAGGCAAAGAGGCGAAGGTAAAGAAGAAATTACACAGCAAGTTTATTGCTGGATGCGTTGAAAAGAAGATAGAGAAAGCATCCGCAGAAAAACTATGGCAAACATTTGAATACTTTTCAGGTTATGGTTTCAACAAGTCACACGCTGTGTCTTATTCGGTGCTATCATTCCAGTGCGCTTGGTTATTTCACAACTATCCGGCAGAGTGGATGGCAGCATTTCTGGATAAAGAACCAGAGGATAGAAAGGCAAAAGCCATTTCTCTTGCCAGAACACTTGGTTTTAGAACAGAACTCCCAAACATTAATACTTCTGGCAATGTTTGGGAGATCTCTGACGATGGAAGAACCTTGTATCAACCATTAACTTCTTTGAAAGGTTTGGGTGATAAAGCAATTGAGCAAGTTATGAGCCATCGACCATTTAATACTATAGAAGAGTTTTTGTTTCATAAGGAGATTTCTTATGGCAAACTGAATAAGAAATCAATTGATGTTCTTGTTAGAAGCCACGCTCTTAATGATTTGATGGACGATAGGTTTACTGGAATGAAACACTTCTGGAGTTCTGTTGCTGTGGATCGCCCGAGAAACCAAAAGAAACTAGATGAAAACATAGAAACTTATGCCGAAGAAAGAGATTTCACAAACGAAGAGAAGATCCAATACCTCGATTCACTAACAGGAGTCTATCCAGTTCACATGGTTGTAGATCAGGGACTGCTCACCAGATTTGAGAATATGAAAGTTCCACCTTTGGGCGAGTATGATAAAGCATTAAAGATTGCTTGGTTCATTCCCAAAGAAGTGGTGTCAAAGAAAACAAAGAATGGTAAAGTTTATTGGTTGGTAAAAGTAACTGACTCCTCCAGTAAGATTATTTCTATCAAATGCTGGGGAGTAAACCCTGATAAAGATAAGGTAGAGCTAAACAAGCCTTATTTCGGTAAGTTGGATTACAGCGAGAAATGGGGTTTTAGCACAAGGTCTTTGTACCATAACTTTAGGCTATTATGAACTATTTATTTATGCTTTAAAAAAGCAAAACAAGGAGAAAAACAATGGCAAATCCAAGACGCCGACGAGAAAGAAAGGCAGCACGAGCCGCCGCAGCAGCAGAGGCACCCGCACCAGTTGTGAAGGAAATTCCAGCACCACCCGCTGCACCTGCTCCAAAGCCAAAAGCAGCAGCAAAGCCAAAACCAAAAGCAGCAGCTAAACCAAAAACTAGTACAAAACCACCCAAATGACCACAATAACTTTTTTGCTTGACAAATAATCTATTATAGGTTATGATAGATTATCAACAAAAAAGGAGTGCTACATGAAACTTAAAGTTTTTAGGATCCGTTCTGGTGCCAAAATGCCCGTGAGGGCACACAAGACAGACGCTGGGATGGATCTATTTTATTGTCCAAATGGTGATAAGAAGTTGTATGATGATACAAAGAGTTTTCACCTTCCACCGGGAGAATCACGACTTATTCCAACAGGTTTAAAAGTCGAAGTTCCCGAGAATCATATGCTTGAAATCAAGAATAAATCAGGTGTTGCCTATAAAAAGCAACTGGTTGTCGGCGCTTGCGTTGTTGATTGCGGTTATGACGGCGAAGTTTATGTAAATCTACATAATCTCGGACCTTCCACACAAGTGTTAAATCCAGGACAAAAGGTGGCTCAAGCAGTGCTAATTCCTATTGTCACTTGTGACCTTGAGGAATCATTAGAGGACACTCTAAATCAATCAGCCACTCGCGGCGATGGCGGCTTTGGTTCAACTGGAGATAGATGATGATCTGCTTTGAAACATCACACATTTTATTGGCATTAGGAGTATGTGCTTTTGTTGCCTTTACATATGTTTATTTTGCCAACTACAAAGGGTAAATAATG